TTCAGGACGATTGTATTCCAAATACGGCTTTTCAAGAGATTTTAAAATCGAAACAATACCTTTGATTAACGTTGCCATAATGTATAAATATAAATTTATAATTATGAAAATTATACACAAAAAATTTGAAAACATTTTTAGAAATTTTATAAGGAATTTTAATGACGTTTTGTGAGTTTTGCGTTTGTGACCATCACAAACCTATTTGTTGAAAAAATGAGTGTTCAGATAATTTTCGTGAATTGCGTTTGTTTTATTTACACTCGACCAATAATTTCTCTGTTGATTCAAAGGCAATCTGACATATTTCATCCTATCGGATAAGTTGTAAAATGTTGAATCGCTTTCCTTTTTTTTATACTGATAATTTTGATTCATTTTAAAAGCATCATTTTCACATATGCACTTACATTCTTTATCTGAAACCACGTACGGTGCTTTGTAAATGTCCTCTGTATCATCTTCATCGCATATTGACCCAATATCTAAATCACTATCATAATCGGTTTCATAATAATAATAATCGCTATCATAATCACTATCGGAATCTGTGTCTGTATCAGTATCTGTATATACTTCTTCAGAACTTGGGATGAATTTCCCTTTCCCGTCTTTCAAAAACTTCGCTTTTAACATCGACGTGTCTTTCCCCCCTTTCCCATCTTTCCCGTCTTTCAAAAACTTCGCTTTTAACATCGACGTGTCTTTCCCCCCTTTCCCATCTTTCCCATCTTTCAAAAACTTCGCTTTTAACATCGACGTGTCTTTCCCCCCTTTCCCATCTTTCCCATCTTTTTCATCTTTCAAAAACTTTGCTTTTAACATCGACGTGTCTTTATCTTCTGTAATTGGTGTATAAATTGGTGAATCATCTATTGGATCATCAACAGGATCAACAGAATCAACAGGTTCAGTAACCCACTGTTTTAAAAATCTAGCGTTTAAAATTGGTTCGTTGTATTGATCCCAATCAACTTTTTTATCATCATCTTTACCATTGTCCGGAGGAAATATCACATCTCCTTTTGGGAAAAATCGAGCCCGAAGTTCTGGTTTTAATTTCTTTGATGGATCAACAATGTTTATATTATCCGAATCATCTTCTAAACCAGTTTCAACTTTATCATCAGTTTGTCTAAATCTTCGTATGATTTCTCTATCGCGATCGGTCAACTCGTACTCATCAATATTTCTATCATATTTTACAAATTTCGCTTTATCGTGTGAATTCAAAATATTTGTAATGAAATTCGATTTATTAGCACGACGTCTGGTTTTTTTATTTCTATTTTTATTTTTTCTTGTTTTTTTTGATGAACCCGACGACTGATTCATCAAATACTTATTAATATATATAATATAAATTTTTTACAAATTATTTATACAACCGCTTCAAATACAACATCAACGAGATCATCTGGCATTGTATCTGTTTCTTTGAAAATTCCTGATTTTTTCAACATTTTTTTCTTTTCGAACATAGGAAGTTTCTTAATTTTTTTCCGTTTTGTTTTCTGTTTTTTTTTCTGTTTTTTTAGAGTTTTCTTCTTTTCCTTTTTCACAAAGCAGGTTTTCTTTTCAAGCTCGTCCTCTTTGTTTGAAATACACTTTTTAAAATTTACAACAACTTCTGTGTCCATTACAAATAACATACATAAAAATTACTAACTATTTCTATTAGGAATTGTGATGAAAACAACTAAATTATACAAAACGTCATTAAAATTCCTTATCATTTTTTGAAAAATGTTTTGAAAAAATAACACTAATCTTGATAATATTACAATTATATTATGGACAACATGATTTCAAAAATTAAATTAGACAATTGTATATTTGTAGATGGAAAACATAAAGGAAAAACGTACAAAGATGTTAGAATTAATCATACTGAATATTTTCTATTTCTTATCGCACAACCCGCTGGTAGTATGTATCGTTATTTCGACTTCATAAAATATTGTATGGAATACATTAAATCCGATTAACCAAATGTGCTTGATTAGGAATTGTGATGAACATAACTAAATTATACAAAACGTCATTAAAATTCCTTATCATTTTTTGAAAAATGTTTTGAAAAAAATATATAAATTTGTAAATAAATAGTATTTTGAATTATAATGAATGATGAGGTTGAAGAAAACCGTTTAGGTTTTGAAGATATTGATTATACAAGACATGGATTTCCGTGGTATTCAGAAGAAATATCACAATTGAGAATATTGTACAAAGAAAAAAAACTTAGCTTGCTTGAAATATGTAAAATTCATAAGAGAACCGCCTCTGGTATACGTTCTAGTTTAAAAAAGAATAAAATTGTAGATATTAATGACATTGAATTCATTAATTTTTCTAAACAGTACAGACAATCTCGTCCTCCTCGCAAACGTAATATGAATAAGATATTGGACATCGTGTCTAAAATTGAAGATAAAATAGATAGAATTGAAGATAATAAAACGACAACTAGCATTGGAACATATAGAGAAAATTACGCAGAACTTCACCTCGACCAGTCAGAAATTATAAAAAAACTTGAAATGGAAAATGAAGAGTTAAAAAATAAACTTGAAAAATTTAAAAAACCAACTAAATTTATAATAACAAAATCGAACAAAACATATCAAGTGTTTGATTCAAATATATTATTTGAAGGGAAAAAAATTGGTTATATAATTTAAACTTTTCTAATAACTATTTCTATTAGGAATTGTGATGAAATCAACTAAATTATACAAAACGTCATTAAAATTCCTTATCATTTTTTGAAAAATGTTTTGAAAAAAAATATAGTTTTAATGTAATAAGTATCATGAATTTTTGTTCTAATTGCGACAGCTTATTCTCAATTGAAGGAAACGATGAAAAGCTAGAACTTGTATGCAAAACGTGCGGCAACACCAAAGAAATTACAGAACCATTCAACCTTTTAGAAAAGAAGTATGTTCCGAATAAAGAGCTTTATAAAGAAGTATTTGTGAACGATTTTGTTTACGAAGATAAAACGCTTCCATCTATCAAAAAGGAATGTCCTTCTTGTAAAACTGATGATAAGGTAGTTTTCATGAAGTATGATTCAGAAGAAGTTAAATACATTTACTGTTGCAAAAATTGCAACACATCCTTTTAAGTATAAAAATTGATATATGAAGTTTTTATACTTTTTTACCTTTTCTTCGCAATTACACGAATACAAATAGGGTTTTCATCTTTATAAATAGCAAAGTTGTTTGATTCAACCAAATATACAATTTCAAAATTGTTTTTTTGGAGCAAGTTTTGAATGTAATACAAATCAGTGTAATTACGAAAATGCAACTTCCCATGGAACTCTTGAATATCTTTTGACTTATTACTTCTCGTTTCAATTGCCAAATATTGTCCAGAATTTTTTATAGATTTTATAAACTCTTCTTGATTTTTATCTGTTATACTGTGAAATGTGAATCGTGAATATACTAAATCATAATCATCTTTTGGAAATTTAACAAAATCTTCACATAAATATTCAATATTTGAAGAACCTTCATTTTTAGGCAAAACGCCACAATTATCAATCGCAGTAACAATATACTTTTCATCTAATTTTCTTGAATCGCGACCACTACCACATCCGCAATCTAGAACGGTATTTATATTTGATTTTTTTAAAAATTTCATAGTGAAATTACAAAAATCAGACGCATCGTCTGTTAATTGTGTTTTCTTATAAAACTCACTCCAATATTGCGTATCTTTGGTCATAATTATAATATAGTTTTATATAAATATGGGTGGAAATAACGCAACAAAAGAAGTATTAAACAGAACCCTTATTTTTTTCGCGAATCTTTTACACGAACAAAAAATTGATGATTGGTTTATTGCTTATGGAACTTTATTAGGGATTATTCGGGAGAACAGCTGTATTGAAGGAGACGACGATGTCGACATCATCATAAATAAGAAATATTACAATGTGTTAAAACAAATTCTAATTGAGAAAGGCTTTGAGATAGAATATGGAATGACGATCGGAACAAATACGAATATACTTAAAACAAAGGAGACAGACGAGTTCTGTTCTATTGATTTCTATATGGCGTCTGTATCAGGATATAATTATTTTGATGCTTGGGAAAATGTAGTTTGGAGCAATTGCTTGCCTTTATTAAGATATAATTGGGAGAGAACCGTATTACACATCCCTAACGACGCTCACACAAAACTTGTAAATAGGTACGGTCAGGATTGGAACGTTCCACAGAAGTCAAAGGGTGTTTTTCCAAGAAAGAAAATAATATAATCGTATTATTTGGTGATATTCTTAAACATATTTTGAAGACGTTTTAATTTAAAAGGTGGGATATTTTTTATTTTATATATTTTTGTAGGAGGTTTTTTAGGAATTTTCATTTTGTTTTGTTTAGAGTTTAGAAATAAGGTAATCACGGATTTCCTGAGTCTTGAAGTTGACGGGAATCGCAACCTTAAGATCAGCCGAAACCTTCTTAAGCTTGCGGAGATCCATCTCCTTAATAGTTTCGGCGGTTACATCGGAATCAGCCTTGACCTTCTCGTCGAATTTCTTCTTGGCGTCGACAGAAAGCTTCTCGGCTTCCTTAGACCACACAGCTTTCTGTTCTGCAGACATTTTCTTCCAAGAATCACCGGCACTTCTTGTTATGTCGAGAACACTGCAAGAAAGCTTGCCATCCGTGCGGTTCTTCTCGCGAATAGACGAGCAAAAGGCAAGGTATCCGGAAGTCTTGCGGAAGGATTTGTCCTTCTTGATTTTGAGGACAGTGGGCACCGAAAGCTCGGCGGACTTGGCAACAACTGCATCACGAACCTTGTCAGCGGCATCCTTGGATACAATTGCCGAAACCTCTTTCATGAAAATTTTTAGGAGGGCGGCGCGGTCAGCATCAATTACGGTTTTAGAAGGAACAGATTTCATTTTAATCAGTATAACTGTACAATACATAAAATATTTCAAAATTAAACGCACTTTTTAAAAAATGTTAGAAAAAAGACCCTAATATCCTTATTATTTACAAAAGTTCAACAAGAAAAAGTGTGTTTAAATTTGAAAATTTGAAAGAGAGATGAATTTTGCTACTATTTTGTTTGGTAAAATGCTCGCAAGTGACGTTAGCACACTTTATGGTTCTACTTCAAGGATTGATTTTCATAACGACTTTGAACCGTGGGAGATGAAGCAGTTTTACACAGATATTTATCACAACGATTACTCGAATGATTACCTAGCGATTCGTGACGACGCACTACGACATCTCGATTTTGTTATCGAGTTTGAGTGATGTTGGAAAGGTGTGGCGAACACTTTTTTTATTTTTTGTGTGATTTTTCAAGTTTCTAATACAGTAACAGAACGAGGTAGAACATACGCGAATGTGAAGCCATTTATAGATTTATTATATGAATCTGGATTGAGACAACTATGAATATTACCTTCATTAAAAGTTTCATTTAGGTATGCTTCACATAGTCTTTTGAAACAATCTGGAACATAATGAGAACGCATTACTTCAACTCCATTCGGGTCTTTCACAATGAATTCATTCTTAGGGTCTCGCTCTTTTTCGCGTTG